GTTATAATCAAACACCCTATGATTTTATGAAATATGTATTAAAACACTCATATTTTTCGGATGATAATTTTTATCTTATAGGATTTGATTTTGTTGAAGTAGTGTTAAAAGATTTTAAAACAGCAAGCAGTCAAGGTCCTAAATACATTTTAAGATGGGACCAAGAACAAGGTGGAAATACTTTATTATATGACTCATCATCACTCAGTTTCGTGCCTGGAATGGGTATGCAATGCACTTTCGGAGCATTTGATAGGTATGGTTATGATTATGACTTAAATATTGACCAACAAACAAAATTTGAAACAAAGAAAATGAGCCCAGCATTTGTAGGAAAAGGATTTAGCGAAGGTGGAGATTTTATAAGTGATTGTTTACCTAATAAAAAGTTTACACAAATATATCATAAAAATGAAATGATGCACCCACATTATAATCACGGAGAACATATATTAAGAAAAGGTCTAAGTTATCATCTACAAGAAACTATTAAACTATCAGTCGCAGGTAAAGCAGTAAAAGCAAAATTATATGATGTTATAAGACTTATGGAACATTCTAACCCACCACCAAGAAATGGAATACCACTTTCAGGGGATTATTTATTAACAGGTATGTCATATGTATATGCAAATGGTAACTTCAAGACTTGGTTGACACTTTCAAGAGAAGGACATAATAATATTCAATAAAGGATGTTAAGATGTTTTTAAAACTTTATGATTTCTTAAAACACAAGCCATCATTAAAAGAAGGTATTTTCATAGGTGAAGTGGTTGAAAATAAGGACCCTAAAAAGATAGGTAGAATTAAAGTGTATATACCTGGTATAAATGACCAAATACCAAAAGAAAAATTACCTTGGACTTACCAAGTGTATCCGATTGGAACTGGTGAAAATAAAATGTCGGTAAGCACTTTTATCGTTCCAGGGATAGGGTCAAAAGTAATTATTGTTTTTCCTACAAATGACCCATTGGTGTCTTTTTATATTGGTGAATTAAGATATGAAGATTATCAATTTCCTGAATTAAAAGACGATTATCCTGAAACTTATGGTTTTCAGAATAAAAAAGGTGATAAATGGTATGTCAATATGAAAAAAGAGACGGTTGACTTTTATCACCATAGTGGAACAAAGATGCATATTAGAAAAGATGGGACGGTTGATATAAAAGTTGTTAAAGATGTTAACATTGATGTTGATGGAAATGTAACTACAAAAATACACAAAAATTGGAGTGTATTTATAGATGGAGAAACAAAAATTATTTCGAAAGGTAATATGATACTCAAAGGTGCAAAAATTTTCTTAAATTAACCTTTAAATATTAAAAAAGGATAAATATGCCAGCAGTGTGTAGGCTTGGTGACCAAGGAACAGGGCACGGATGTTATCCAGCAAGGCCTAATGACCAGGGTTCACCTAATGTTTTTGTGAATGGATTACCAGTCCATAGACAAGGCGACCATTGGGAGGACCATTGTTGTGGGCCAATTTGTCACGATGGTGTGCTTTCACAAGGGAGTTCAACGGTTTTTGTGAATGGGAAACCAATAGGAAGAGTAGGGGACCCTATTTCGTGTGGTAGTAGTGTAGCTGAAGGTTCACCGAATGTTTTTGCAGGAGGTTGATTATGGTAGTTGTATATAAAGATATAAATCAATTTTATGATGGTAAAGAAGAAAAAGACCAATTCCTTTATAATGTTGATGATATATTTCAAAGCATACAAAACATTATTGAAACACCAAAAGGAACAAGAGCTTTCTTACCAGAATTTGGTTGTGATTTAGAACAATACTTATTTGACCCTAACACTGAAGAAACAAGATTTGCCATTTTAATGGAAATTTATGAAGCTATTAAGAGGTGGGAGCCAAGAGTTAAGATGGAAATTAACTTATCACAAATTGAAGTAGACCCAAAAAGACCACATACTTTTGACGCTTCAATTGTCTTTAGAATAGTAGGACTTGATGAAAGATTTTTCGAGTTTAGAACTAAATTAAGACCAAATAAAGAAAATTATATTATTCCTGATTAGTAAAGGATATTAAATGATTAACCCAAGATATATATCACAGAATTTAATATTAGAAGATTTAAAGAATTTTGTAAAAAATGAAGGGGAATGGCGCGAATACTTCGAAGGTGGTGCTGGTGCGATTATTTTAGAATTGCTTGCATCAGTGCTCGCTGATAGAAACTATTATTACACAATGCTCATTCGTGAAAGCTCACTCGAAACAGCTCAAATGGAGTCAAGTATTGTAAAACTTGCAATCAATAAAGGTATCTATAGGCCTGGTGCGAAAGCGATGATACTTGATATTAAATTTATAGCTACAAGTAATTTCGCGGTTGATAAATATGAGGTATTCGGTAGCTATAAAAGTTTAAATCTTATTGCACTCGAACCTGGAATATTTAAAGCAGGAAGTCAATGTTCTTTAAAAGTTGCAATTGGTTGGGTAGAAGAGTTTAAAGAATTGGCAAATAAGAATGAAGCCTATTATGTTTTTGCAAAACAAACAAAAGGAAAATATATAGCACAAGAAATTCAAGACCTTGCAGTTGCAGGTAATAAAGTGGAGATACTTACAAAAAGAAAACCACTTTATGATGAATCATTAAAAAATACAGCACTCGCAATTTATGACTATTATGGTTTTAAACTTATTTTTGGTGATGGTATTCTTGGTTATAAAGTTAACTTTGGTGATGAAATTGATTACAAAATTTTAACATTTGATGATAATGTGTTTAATAAGTTTTCAGTAAACGAACTTTCATTCCTTTATCACGATAAAATGGACCAAGTGTCTTTTGATGTAGTGCAATATCCATCTGGTTATATGGATAAAGAAATACTAAGAAGAATAGCTTTAAGAGCAAGCCCAGATGGAAGATGGGTTGAAGCAAAAGATTATGAGGATGGACTATTATATGAATTTTTTGATTTACTTTATGATGTATATTTAGAAGATTTATATCCGAGTGAAAATCTATGGTTATTACCAAAAAGGGAGTTAAAGGAGGATGAGTTAGAAAAAATTAAAGATTACATTTATAAAAGAAAATCAGCAAGTGCAGATATAAAAATCAGATTTGTGCCAAGGGAATGGGGTAAAGATGTCAATTTCTTTATGTTATACACTGGTGTTGATAGTGATGAAATGATTAGGCAAGCTATTGATGAGGTAACAAGTGCTTATCTTAACAAACTATTCAAAGAGGAAACATTTTTTAGTGCGGCTGACCTTGCAGTTGAAATTACAAGATTACTTCCGAGAGGTAAGATATATGCAGTTGATTTGAATGAGGGAGTTCAAATAAAAGCGAAGGAGTTCATTAAAAACTTACATATAGATTATGCTCGTAAGGATAGCTGATGTTACTCACAGATGAAATAAGAACATTGCAATGGTTACCGCCTAATAATGCCAAACTTCCTCTTTTTAAAGAAATAGACAGAATACTAAATCTAAAATCAGTTGATTATGATTACAAAAAGTTAAAAGAACAAATTGTAGTATATAAGCCAACTTTTTTAAAAAGAGAGCTTGGTAGTGGTGATGGTGTCCTTAATTGGTATTCAACCAAATCTTGGGTTGAGTTAACACAGGCAAACTGGTTTTCACAAACTGATGGGGGCGGTGCTGGTAGTTTAGATATAGTGCCAGATGAGCCATCAGTTTTTAAACTTTTAGAGATATTACTTGATAAAAAGGTTCCTATTGATTATTCTTATTGGACTCATTTAATTGAGCCTTTTATAGGAACATCAACTATTCAAGAATACTTACTTGAAATATCACCTTATAAAGGTGAGTATAAAGAATGGTATCAATTTAATGGGCCTGTTTACACTTACTCATTTTTTCTTTCAGAGGATTTACCAAGGGATTATAAAAGAAGGCTTGATGCTTTTATTAAATTAAGTAGAATTTTTAAAAATGTTGAGTCAGACATTTATACTATACAGGATGACAAAAATTACAGCTTTGGTATTTTAGACCAGACTGAATATGATGAGTGCTTTTTAGATGGACCGAGTGGACCACAGCTTGATGGTGTTTTCTTATTGTTTACAGGAATACATATTGATGGAACACCACCATACCATAATTATTTTAGATACAAATACACTGGTTGGACTTCAGAATTTTTAGACACTTGGACCAATCCTGAGTTTGCATATGATATGGCAAAACTTGATGACACAGGTGATGATTATATTTGGTTAAGAATAACAAATTATTATTTTCCGAGATTAGTGCAACTATTACCAGGTTACTTTGATGACTATACAATTGATAGATGGTCAGGTAGATGGAGTAATGTAAAATCTTGGAATAAAGTTGATACCAGAAAACTTTATTCAAATCTATTCTTTGAAAAAAGGTCTTGGGATAGTGTAACAAATTGGAAGACTGATGACTTAACTTGGAAAGGTCGTAGGCTTGCAAATATTTATGATTACCTTGAAAAGACAAAAGGTAGTTCAAATGTTGAATACAGATTGAGACAGGATATAGCAGAAGAAGAATTAAATTATGCAGTATTTGATTATCAGGCATCAAGAACAACTACAATTAGAACTGAGATAACAAAAGAAACAGCTAAACTTGATGATACAATGTTTGATGAGTATTATTTAGATGGACCACCAGACCCGGGTGAGTTTAGAAATAGAGGTATTGCAAAAGTTGGATATACAATTTATGAATTATCAACTTCAAAACTTGCAGAATTAAAAATTTCAAAAGAAGAAATTGAAAAATACCATTGGGAAGAAAGTTTATATAGACCAAATGTTATCTCACAAAGAAAATCATATGACCTTGGTGTTTTATCAAGAATTAAAACATTACCAGATAGAAAACTTTACACTTATGATTATGAGCCACTATTAGCAGATGAAAGTAAACTTGACGAAGGTTGGTTTGAAGTTCCGAAAGTATATGAATATTTCTATTTAACAAGAGGATTCACACAAGTTAAACT